ACAACTTCTTCATCACCTTCTTTATCTTTGGTACCTTCTAGTGATTTAGCTTTACCTTTGACTTTCATTTCATCTTCAATATCTTCAGCTCTGTCTTCTTCAACACCATCCTCAGATATATCATTACTTTTAGCAAATGTCTTAGACATTGCTTCGAGTTTAGAAAGAAGATCTTTCTCCTTCTTTAACTCTTCTATACTGTCAAAACCAATCTTTTTGATCAATTCATCAACAGCTTCTTTTGTTACTTTTGCAGACTCATTGATCGGTTGATCTTTTGCAGTCATAGCAGAAAACTTTTTGATTGACTTCATTTTAGTTATTTTATTTTTTTTATATATCCATGTCTTAGTGAAAAGATATTCTATATTAGAATCTTATGTTCTGAACTTCAAATGGAAACTTTTCTTCTTTATATATTGTTCGCCTAGCAATACCGTGGCGGTAGATATAGTTAACCCAATCATGGTCTTCGGTCTTATATCTAAAATCATCTATAAAATCATAGATTTTAACTACGTCCTTAGATGAATGCTTTCTTAATCCTCTACCAATACTTTGTCTAATAATTACCTCAGACTTAAAGCTTTCAGTAAAAAAGATATTATGTATGTTTTTAATAGAAATACCAGTAGAAAAAGTACCATAAGATGCTACAATAATAACATCATCATTTTTTTCCATTCTACTTTTAAATTCTTCTCTTATATCTACATTAACAGATCCGTCTACATAATAAACCTTTTTATCAGTTATATGTCTTAATTTATTATATAGTTTTTCACCGTATGCAATCTTATGGAATAATACTAATGAATTTGATGTAGATTTTTTAATTACTTGGCAAACAAAATCTAACCTCTTTTCGCTTTGATTTATAAAGTTTTGTTCTAATCCAAATAATTTTTGCCTATCTTGTGGATTTTTAGATAAAAAAGAAAAAGATTCTTTTTGTGCATCTGTTGCATAATCCATATGAAGTTGCATAACTTTACAGCTGGCTATATAGCCTTCCTCTTGTAATTGATTTGCTTTAACTTGTGTAACCAAAGGTCCCATAGCAGACATTAAGCTTAATCTATTAACAGTTCCTTTTTTAGGAATAGTTCCACTTAAACCAAATCTAAAATCACAATGCCAACATTTATCCATAATTTTTTGAATAGAGTTAGCTTTTGCTTTATGTGTTTCATCTACAAAAACAGCATCAAATTGACTAAAATATTCCTCGTCTTTTTTAACTAAGGATTGATATGTCCCAATTACTAAATTAGAACTTTTTCTTATTTTTACCCCAGCATATATTTGTTGTGTCTTTAAAGGAATTCCTACTTTATTATATTCATCAAAATCACCTGTTGCTTGTAATACTAAATTTACATTAGGAACTATCATTAAGATTTTTTTCTTTCCTAATTTATCCATAAGATATGCAACGACCATAAAAGATATTAAGGTTTTACCCGCGGATGTTGCAAGTTCAGCCAAACATCTTCTATACTTTAAAATTTTAAATGCTGCATCTATTTGATATTCCCTAGGTTTAAAATCAGGTTGAGTTTTAAAAATTTCAGTTACCCATAATCTGAATTCATCTTCTTTAATTTCAGTATCAAAAATATTAGTTATATTATTAAGAGAACACTGAAAATCGTAATCCTTACATATATCTAATATTTCTTTCCATAAACCAGCAGGGATCTTATTTCTTTTTACAAATGATACATTACCATCCCACACTCTCTTTTTAACCAAAGGGTGAAAGCGCCAACCTTCAATCTTTTTAGTTAAACTACTTTTTAGTTGTTCATACTCTAATTCAGTACAAGCATCAATAACCAAAAACTTTTTATTTTCCGAGAGTGATAATTCCATTAGTATTCTTTATCGTCTAAGCTAATTCTATTTCTTATTGCAAATGCTAAATTATCACAAGTCTTTATACATTCTTGGTAATAATCCATATGAGATTGTAACATTTCCATTTGTGTTCTTAAATGAGATAAGTCAGCTTTAATAAAAGCAACCTTTTCTCCGCTTGTTAATTTAACATCATAGTCAATTGAATATTCCCTATACTTAATTTTATAGTATCTGTCATATGCACCTTGTCTTTTTTGTTTCGTTGTTTTAAAGTCTGTAATTTTATCTAATAAAATTTGTCTATAAGATAACATATTTACTTGACACTCAGCCAAATTACGAACTTCTTTTAATAAACTAACTAAATGACTTATCTTTATTTTCCAATCATCTCTATCTTTAGCTAATCTTTTTGCTAATTCCTCATTAGCCTCTCCTGTTGCAGTGTCATTATATTCCATTTAAAATATACCTTTATCTTTATTAATCTTTTTATAACCCTTTACTTTAGGCTGAAACTTCTTTTTAGGTACTTCTGTAATAGAAAAATTAGTTTTTACATCAGCTAATTCTGATTTATTAAAATTAGAAAATAACTTTAATTTTTTATTACTGTTTTCTAAATCTTTATAAAAGTCATCTACTTCTTCGCTCACAAAATTATTATAATTTTTTAAATTCATCATATGTAAATAATATCTAATGAATCTTTTGTAAAATATTTATCAAGGTCTCCTAAGCACCCGGATCGATTAGTATACTCCCATTTTACTAAATCATTTAAATCTTTTACTTTTCTTTTAGGAATGTCAAAATCCTTTAACAACTTATCCCACATAAATACAGTTTGGCCGCCTTTTAATTTTTCTATCATTCTGCTTTTACCTTCCAAATCATTGTCAAAGAAATATCTTGCAGTAGGTATTTCATTAAATTCAATTATTTGTTTTTTAACTCCAGTTAATCCTATAGAATTATTCATAAACATTGCATCTATAGGACCTTCAAAAATAGAAAAGTCCCGTGACATATCAACTGTTAATATTCCAAATAACATTGATATTTTATTTAAGTTATCCAGCTCTTCTTCTGTAACACCTAGCTTTAATTTTAACCTATCATATATTCTTTTTATATTTAGGACCACCATTACCACCTAAGTCTCTAGTTTGGAATCCTAATATTTTACCCTCAGGAGTTAAATTAAAAACATATAGTTCTCTACGTCTAGGATCAAATCCAAACCTTTCTGTCTTATGATGGAGTAATCTACTTTTTAAATAAGGGTACGCTTGGTATGTTAACGTGTTAATTGGATATACATTAAAACCTAATGCTATTTCATCAAAAGTTAATGCTAATTCTTTTGCTTTATCAAAAAGATAAAAATCTAGATTTTCACCTAATGAAAAATGTTTTCGGTTTTCTTTAATATAATTAATAACATTAACTCTATCATCACCTTCAAAATTTTCATTATGTTCTGCCAAGAATACATCTAAAGATGCATGAGCAGAGCAATTATAACAATGAAAGAATAAATCATTCCAATAAATATTACCTCTCTTTTTTCTAGGAGTATCATGCGAATCACCACAATAAGGGCAGGCAAAATTTAGCCTACCTTTACTCTCCAGTATTCTTCTTTTCTCTGGATGAGTATGGTTAGTATGAAGAACTCGGACCACCTTATCAATGATCCGAGCTTTCATTTCAGAAGATATTATTACTTCTTCTGCCATACTTATTAAAGATCTAAACCATTAATGAAATCATCAAAGTCATCTTTCTTTTCTTCACCTGCTGCAACAGGTTCAGCTTTAGGAGTTTCCTTTGTTTCAGTTGTTGCCTTCGTTGCAGCAGCTTCAGTAACTTTAGTATTTACTGGTGCTGGTTTTGATCTAGTGATATTTTGAATTGAATCACCAGGGGATGCGAATTGAGATAATACATTCATTACCTTTCCTCGTATTACATCATCCCATGCCTTGTAACCCCAAGATGTTAAATCCGGAGCATCCTTTAATAAATCCAATATTGCTTTACGACTAGCATCATCATCAGATACTGCTTCACCATTGATTGTCATTGGAGATTTATTACCGTGGAATTTACTTGAATCATAATTAGGGAATCCACCTTTCTTTGAAATTACTAATTCAAAATTCTTTCCTTCAAACGGATCAAATACTTGAGTAGGTTCATCAAATTGAGGATTAAGTTCTTCATCAATTTTTGTTTTGATTTTATAACCAAACTTCATGATTTTAACTTGTCCTTCAAGGTCTCTATTTTGTGGATCCTTTATGATTTGTACCAATGCATAGAATACTTCTCTACGCTTTAAACCTTCTGACATCTTTTTATCTACAGCAGATTCAGAGTTTCTTAGTTTAAAGAACATATCCTGTACAGGACATTTTTCTCCAACCGTTGAAGGGGAATCAGCGAAAAAGCCGTTTCCTTCTCTGTCTTCTAACCAATAGACATACTTTCTTTCAAATGGTTTTCTTGGGTTTTTTGCATTAGGTAGAAACCTAATTAAAGAACGGTAAGTTCCGTCCTGTCCTTGATCTGGTTTAGGTGAATAAAGATCACTCCCTGCGGAAGATGGTCTTTCACCAGTGTCTAAATCTTTTACACTTACGTTAAAAATGTCAAATTCGTTTGCCATGTTAATTGCCTTTTTTTGTTATTAATTTATGTTATGATAACAAACCTCCATATCTAAACGCCTTTTAATTTATTGCCTATTTACTTCGCCTTGTTATCGCCTTTTAAAAGTACCAAACTTTTTAGTACCTTTGTTTATTATATATCTCACAAGATAGTTTGTTTCAGACTATTTGTACATTTTTATCTATTATTGCAGTAATATCTCTTTCTCTTAAACTTAATATAATTTCTTTATTGTATTTAATTTCCATGCCTGCTAAATCATGAAAAAGAACTTTCATTCCTATTTTAAAATCAGTATCTTTAACAGATTCCCCTATTCCTATTATAGTACCTGCATAAGGTGGAGCAAACTGCCCGTCTTTTTTTAATAAAATTATACTACCTTTTTTGTCAGGTTGCTCATCCTGTTTTAAAAATATTCTATTTCCTAAAGGTTTTATCATTTTATTTTAATTTTTTTTATAGAAAGCTGAAACAAAATTACTAAGTTGCAATATAATTTTTAACTATTCAATGTTAGAAAAGTATCTAGTTACTAGCTTTTAAGGCTTTAAGTATAAAGTAGGCATCAACGATGTCATCAATGGGTTTAGGTATTTTTGTGCTGAAGTCTTTTCCTTGGCACCATTTCCAAAGTTTAGTGCTCCTTAAGCTCTTATCATTAAGAACATCATTTTGAAATGCTTCAGCCATATAATGTTTATTAGCATTTCCTTTGCCTGCTAACTTTTTTACATGAGACGGTTGATACACTGATAAATTTTCTATAGAGTACTTATCTATTAATGCCTTTCTTAAAAATGTATTATATTGAATGATATCTATAAATGAGTTACCTTTAGAACCATAAGAGAATCCTTCTAGCCCAACCGCTACTTTATCACCTTCAAATAGTGTAGAAAAAATTCCAACCATTAGTGAACTAATATTACCAGCATCTTCTAACTTCTGCCTCTCTCTCGGTAAAAATTCTTTACTTGTAACCTCTCTATTATATGGAAATCCTAATAGAGCATTACTATCTATTAATTCTTTATGCACACTAAACGCTTTAGGTATTTTTCTACCTTCGTCGTCCCATATACGATTCCCGTAATTAAAAAAAGTTATAAAGTGATATTGCCCATCATTAGTTTCAACGCATGCGCCTGGGCTATTTAAAGAAAAATCAATTCCTATTCGAATCATTATAATTATATTCTCTTACCGATGACTGCACCTAATGCAGCACCAACAAGACGTGAGGTTAATAAATCATAAAGAGCACCTTTAGTAACACCTAATACTTTAGCTACTGCTTTACCTATTGTTTTCCCTAATGCAAATCCAGTTAATCCACCAAATATACTTCCTAGGATACCTTCATTAATTATTTCTTCAACACAATCTTCTAAGTTCTTACCTTCTTTTTGTGCTTCTAATATTCTATCAACTGTTGAATCTATTGCAGCTTCCTGTTCTTCAGTAAGGTCATGAGCTTCATTCATCAGCAGCATTACGTCAGTTGCCTCATTATGATTTTCGGTTAAGTAATCTTTAAAGGTTTTCATTTGTGTTCTTTATTTGTTTATATATTAGGTTATGTTAACTACTACATCCAATATGTTATAACCGAATGTAACGTCAAAGGTTTGGAACTCTATAGTATTACTTGAGAAGTTTAGATCTAACGCACCTATTTCTGTAATAAACATATCTTTAAGTTGAACTGTTACAAATACAGTACCATCAGCATCTAACATTTGTACACCAACTCCTTCCGGTAAATAAGGGTGCTTTCCACTTAATTTATAATAATAATCAAACATTTCTACAGCCATCCAATAATTAACATACCCGTCAAATGCTTGCATTGTAACAGTCATAGTCTTATCAAATAATTGTTGCTTTGGTACACTAGACCTAAATGCTCTCTGATTACCTGGATAATCTACTTGTGTAACCGCATCAAACGAAGGCCCTGGTAAATTAAGAGATTGTATTCCATAATTCCAATAATCAATAGGTTCTTTAATTAGCCCACCTGGAATTCTTGTAAGAAACGGTTTATACTTACTAGCTATTTCTTTAGGTATAAAATTTCTAGGGAAGTCAAATTTAAACTGATTATTTCTTGCGCTTAATATCATAATTTATTAATATCTATCTCTGTCGTCAAATTCTCTACTATCCTTAATATAGGATGAGTATGAAACATCGTTATTTCCTACTGTATAGTTTTGTAAATTTTTTGAAGCTGATTTATAAAATGCAACTTTTTGCGATTTTGTTTGTGCAACTGTCGCTGCTTCACGTATGGCTCTAATTTGCTGTCTCTTTTTAATCTGTAACGTACTAATCCTTTGTGCTAATCTGGCCCTCTGTTGTATTAATCTTATTTTAGAAGATTTTAAATCTTTAGTAAGTTCAGCTATTTCATTTGTTAATTCTTCATTACTATTTTGTAAAGATTGTATAACTACGGCATCTTCTGACGCGGAAGTTACTAATTCAGCATTCTCGGCTTTAAGTTTTGTAATCTCATCTTGTAATCTACCAAGCAATATACTATATTCAACTCGCGCCTCTTCAATTTGTCTTGTTAAAGTTATTCTATTAGCATCGTCTACAGATAACCATATACCTTGATATAAAACCGATTCATCTGATGTTGACCCATCAGACGAATCAATCATTTTTGTAGAAATATAAAAATTATTATTAGATAAAGCTAATATTTTTTTACTATCAGATCTAGTTATTCTAAAAAGAACTTCTCCTTGTGATAAATCCACTTCATCAACTTGTGTATGATTTAAAATATCAATATCATCTTTATCTCCAATAAAGTTTAAATATAAATTTCCAACATTACTTAGATCAATAGGTTTATCTTCACCGTCAACTTCATCATATAATGTAAAAAGATAATAATCATCAAACTGTGATATTCTTATCATACCATCACCTTGTGGTAATGGTTCTTCATTAACTGATAAATTAACAAATCTTTGATAAAATTCCTTTTCAGTTTTAGTCAAAGATATATTAGTTCTTACACCACCGACTACCTGTTTAGTTGAGGCTTTCTTTTGTATTTGTTCAGCCTCCGATAATTTATTTTGTTTCGCTGCCATTATTCTGTGTTATTGTTTGTATTTTGACTGGGGAGATTGCAGCCTTAACTTTTATTCTATCCCTGAACGTTGTTACATAACTAGTTTTTACTACCAATTTTTCAACTATTTGTTCGGATGTGTCTGCTGATGTACTTGCCCCGCCAGTTCCTACTACTATCTGTTTTCCAGTATCATTATTAATTCTATTATATACATTGGCTACAGTTGGTACTACACCTAAATTAATTTGAATCATCTGTCTTCCATATTTCTGTGTATCAAATGAAGTTAATTTAGCATTTTTAATTATTTGTGTAGCATCAGCTTTATTGTATAATCTTAATACATAATTTATTGAAAAGGAAACTGCACTATTTGCATTTTTAATAATAGGCCTAAATAATACAGGTTCATCAAAGTCAGTGTCTTGTGATATCACTTGAAAACTAGTTTGTGTAAATACCTGCCCTACTTGTTCAGTAACACTTATTTCATGAAATACCATATATTGCCCACCTGATGAATTTAATTGTGCAATAAAGTTACTAAATGAAGATCCTGTAACTTGCCCTGATAATTCAAAATAATCACCTGCTTCTGATTGAATTACTTGCGCATATAAATTATCATAGATATCTCTATTTAAAATTGATACAGAATTAATTTCTTGCATTTCATAAAAACTATATGCATTTTCAACAATAGTTTCATAAATACCTGTAGCCTTGAGGGTAATAGGTGGAGTACCTAAAAATCCTTGCCCTTCAGTAATTTTATAAGCTACACCATTAGGCTGTGCTGCATCAAATAAATTATTCATAAAGAATAATGACGGGACTCTCCATTCAATATATGTAGCGTATAATTTATCAGCAATTAATAAAGGATCAGGATTAAATGTAGGTGTATCTGTTTTTAAAAAATTAATAGACGAAAGATTTAACATTACACCATCTCTCCTAGGTGCTAAAGTTTCAAATACAATCCCATCAAAACCTTCAAAACTAAATCCTGAAATAAAATGAATTCTTATTTTATCATAAGCAACGTCCAACTGAGGTGTGAATGTTTGTAAAAGATTTGCACTATCAGTTAGCTCCGGGCTATAATCATTATAAGGAACACCTATATCTGTATCTAATGAAACATACTGCGTTTTAGCTTCATTGTTAGATGCTGCCGAGATATCTCTATAGTTACCCATTATTGCTGAAACACTATCAGTATTAAAGAAATAAGTTCCTTTAGTATTAGCATCTCTCATAAGCTCAATAGGATAC